AAACTGGCGCAAACCTCAAACCACCTGTGACAACAAAGCCGAGCAAACTCAAACCCGGTAGCAAGAAAGCCAAGCGTCGTAAATCATTCTGTGCAAGAATGGGCGGTATGAAAGGACCAACATCGAAGAAAGGCAAATTGACTCCGAAGGGTGCGGCTCTCAAGCGATGGAACTGTTGAGGTGGAGAAGTGTTTGAGAAAGCATGGCGTTTCCTCAAGGCTTCTCGGCAAACGGAATTAGGTGAGTTCCATCCCGACTTTCCTAGTTCGTACGGTCCTGTGACCATGATACGTTATCATCCTACACAAAACTGGTATGATAATTTTGATGCCCATCGAGCATTATATGGTGAAACGTTTGATGAAACAATACCACAAACCCCTCAATCATTGATTACAGAAGGATTGAAAGCAACCCCTGCGTCTGAAGAAGCCCACACATGGGAAGCACTTAGTTCGGATGAAATAGATAAATTTAAGCGATTTGATTTAACTGGTAAAGGAACATGGTTTCATCCAGCAGGTATGAAAAGACAATCAGTATTCCAAAGCAGTGGGGCAGGTAGTACACCTACTCGTATGGGGATAGGTGTAAGAATGCCATTGAAGGACGTTCAAGGACAATTTAGAAATGTAAGTGCGGAGGAAGGACCGGAGGCTTGGGTACAACAAGACATACCGCCTGAACGACTCGTGAGAATCCCCATCAATTGGAGAGCACAACGTCCTAAGACATGGGGGAAGCGTGGAAAATGACACTCATACAGAACACCAGCACTGGGCGTTATGACACCGATGCCAACGAGGTCATGGACCACGTACGTAAACCAGTCTTTGTCGATAACGCTGTTCATCATGGTCGCATAAGCGTGCAAACATCAAACAAAGCAAAGATTACGGTTGAGAAGAACAACACCCGTAACCTGCAAGTCATGCCTCAAACCCGTTATCAGATTGTTGAGAGCGAAGGCGGCGTACAACTCACACACGTACAAAAATCAGGTCACGAATATACTGGCGTTCCATACTTTAACGGGGAAACTTTGTCTTCGAGTAACATACCTATCCTCCTCTACAACGCCGACAACCCATCCGAGCGCATTGTATTGAGCGATGTCGAAAACAGCACCATTGGTGTGTTTGGTAACCTACGTAACATGAAAGGCCGCACACTGCAAGACATTGGGTTTAGCAGTGACATTGTAAAACTCGGACAACCAGTGGACGTAGGGCTACGTACAACGGACTTGGCTATCAAGTTGGGTGAATCAATTAGTGGAGGTGCGACAAGCGTCAATATCGCACGACCTGAAACAATTGTTGCACAGAATCGTGCTCACAGCACACGGTTTGTAGCACAAGATTTCAGGAATACCAATCTTATGACTTCACTACGCTATCTTGCACGTCATGATGGACGTATGGTGATTCTCGATACCTTTGGGAATTTATTGTACATCCCGCTATCGTTTACTGAAAACACTGTTGAAATCAAGAATAGAGCACCAACAGTCACAGTCGATAACCCGATTGATGATGCACCAAACAGGGTCACTGTACAGGGTCTTCCGATGGGGCTTAACGACTTGGTGATTGTCACTGTTGATGATGCCGAATCACAAGTCGAAGAGGTACGTGAAGCACCTTCGGTGTTTGTAGACCATACTGTACGCAACCCAACCAGCGCAAAGCGAATAGCAAGAAAGGTGCTACGTGGTCATTCATTGGTCAAGGGTAAGGAAGAGGTCAATGGTAACTACAACTCACTCGATGTACGACCCGGTATGACAGTTACACATGACGGTAAAAATAAGATTGTTACAGAAGTACGACACTTCCCGTTTGCAAATAAAAGCGACTTTTCATTGATGAATGTTGAAGTTGGTTTAGAAGGTATTCTACAAGCGATTGATGCTGGTACAACAGTAGAACAAAACAGTACGAACCCCGACACGGCTGTACAAGTTGTAGACCTAAACCTCGCTATGTTTGGACGCATCGAGTTGCGTATTGAGAGTAAGGTTGTAGAGAACAACGTCTACAAAACCGCAATGCTTATTGGTGGAACATCAAGAGGTACAATAGGAGGTAATGCTGAAAGCATAGGTGGAAATAAGAGCACTATCAGCATACAACGAAGGAGGGTTGGAGGATTCCAGTAAGTAATCATATTCGTCGTCTTCTTATTGAAACAATAAGGGACAACATCAACGAGGTCATTTTGGGCTTTGATGGTACACCTGCTACCAGTGATGATGGTTCGGCTGGAAGACCTGCCATCACACTCGTGCCTACAGTAACCATCTTGGATGATTCAACGCTTCTTGTGCAAGCGGTCTTACCACAAACGCAATCCTTTACAGAACAAATCAAAGAGGTCTATTTGCAATTAAGAGGTGCATCGAGTTTTACACCAGTAAGTAGATTCACCATTAAACCAATAACGAAAACGACAAGCAACGAAGTCAAAATTGAAATTACAATTGAGGTGGCATAATGACAGGAAACCCATTATCAGGACACACGAAAGCAAACATGACGCTCACAACGTATACCAGTTTATCCGTTCCTACTGCGGAAGATGGACTGTTTGACGGTGAGCATATCATCAGCCCTACGCTCACGAATGCGTACGAAGGCGTACACGGTAACGGTATTGTGCTTGAGGAAGATACTGCGGCAGCCGATGGTGACCGTAATAATCCACTTAATCTTGCAGGGCGTGTTAATGGTGTAGGTTCAGCAGTACATTATCGTGTTAATGTACAAGGTGGGTATGCAGTGCTTGATGGAGTCATGTACAACTTTGGTAGTTCAACCAACATTGATGTTGATTTGATTACTACCAGTCCACACAAAGCAGGTTCACCTACAGCACTATCAAGTGGTCAAGAGGCTATCATTGTTGTATACGTCAATACAGATACCAGCAACAATTGCATAGGGTGGGAGATGGGTACACCTGTTACTGTTGGAGCATCGTACCCACTTGCACCGTCGAGTTTTCTTAATTACCCGTCATCATCGTTGAGTGTTAAACAGTCATTGGTGTTGGCGACTTTGCGTTGTGTTCATGAATCAGGTTCAGGTAATTTAAACATTAAAGTAACAGAAATTAACGATAAGCGAGTTTTCATCAGACCAACCCCAATTTACTTTACACCTGTAACATCGGGAGCAGTAGCCGCTACTGGTGCTATTGATTCGCATACAGACCTCGATAACCTACACGGTGGGAGCGAAGCAGGGTCATTAGCCAGTAGCCGTATGGGTGCTATGTGGCAATCGTACGATAGCGAAGGAAACCAAGTCATGTTTTATTCAGGTAAGGATTCAGGTGGTAATCGGTTTACACGTCGTATCTTCAACTCGGTCTTGTCTTCTACAGCCACCAGTATCACTGTTACGTCGGCTGATGAGAACGTACTCATGCTCACACCCAGTGGGACGTGTACGGTAACACCAAGCGGTACGTTCCCCGATGGTCACGTCATTACCATTAAGAATTTACATGGGAGCAACACTGTCAATTTCAACTCATTAGGTGCATTTGGTCAAACAGTAAAACAATACGTTTACGATAAAACTAACACATCTTGGAACAGTATTGAGGTCATCGGTACAGCGACAGGTACAGTGACTTCTATTGCGACTACTGCACCAATCACTGGTGGTACAATTACAACGACAGGAACTATTGGTATCAGTGCAGCCACAACAAGTGCAGCAGGTTCTATGTCGGGTGCTGACAAATTAAAATTAGATGGTATTACAGCAGGTGCTACTGCAAACACAGGTACGGTGACAAGTGTAGCAACAGGAACGGGGTTAAGTGGGGGTACTATCACCACCACAGGAACGGTTTCTTTGGCTAACACAGCCGTCACCGCAGGTTCTTACACCAGTGCAGATATTACTGTAGACGCTCAAGGAAGAATTACAGCCGCCGCAAATGGAAGCGGGGGAGGTGGTTCTTATACCGACGCTGATGCTATTTCCGCAGTTGAAGGAGAGGCCACACTTGCTTTAACAGGTGATGTAACTATCGCCGCAGGTAAAGACCTAACCGTTGACACAAACACATTACACGTTGATGCTACAAATAATAGAGTAGGTATTGGAACAACTTCACCTGAAATGTCGTTAGACGTAAAACAAGCGATAACAACAATCGCAAGAGTAGCAAGTACAGGTTCTCACGCTAATTTGCGCTTTGGTCGTGCAAATGCTTCTTATGATGCGGCTATGTTGTTTTATGACGACATGGCTACCACTCCTTCATTACAATGGCGTATTCAAATGTCAAGCGGAGGAACTGATTTAACCATCCGTGACGAAGATGGAAGTCCCGATGGTCTAGCAATTATGACATTCAAAGACGGTGGTGGTGTTGATATTAACGCCGATGTAGCAGTCGCATCAGGTCACAATATCACTGTAGGAGGAACAGCAGTTGCTCTTACGAGTGCGCTTGGGGCTTACCAGTTAGCAGGTACGTCTGAAAGCGAGCCGTTTACTCCTCTTGGTTCAGGTGGCGCTTGGGCTGGTGCTCCTCCCGCAACCATACAAGAGGCTATTGATAGATTAGCAGTCTATGTTACAAATGAGATTGCAGGTTTAGGCGGGGCGGCACTAATTCCATGATGGTGTTAATGGCTCTACTGGCGTTCATCGCAGGGTTTGTGCTAACATGGCTCGCTACGATTGGCGATTGAAGGCACTGTCAATCCAAAAGTGACCGCACTCTTTGCACTGCAACATGTGCAGTCGCTTCTTGTCGCCATCTATGTAGCGAGCAGTGAGCCTTCTCGGTATGTGCCAGTGTGTACATCTTCGGCACTTGACCTTCAAGCGGTCAAGCAACCGCCCCATCACTCAACGCCTCGTCGTGCAATAATGTCATCAATGCGTAGGATAGCATTCGTGACTTCAGCCGCACTAAGCACTGCTTGACGTACGAGTTCAGCAGGTTCAAGCACGCCCAACTTGAGCATGTCGCACACACCTCCGTTCTCAACATCAGGTCCAACCGTGAGTTCACCCTCCATCAGACGGTGACGTAGTTCAAGAATGGTATCGAGTGGGTCATGACCTGCATTCTCGGCAATGGTCGCAGGGATGGTTTCTAAGGCATCAGCAAACGCCTCAATAGCCATCTGTGCTCTACCCCCTACCTGTGCCGCATGTTGGCGTAGGTAGACGGCCATGCGAGCGTAGGCATTGCCTCCACCCACGACGACCTTCTCATCACCAATCACCATTGATACGACACCAAGAGCATCATCAAACCCACGCTCGACTTCTTCCAGTGTGTGCGTAGTCGCACCACGCAAGACAAGCGTAGCCTCTTTGCTCTCCTTGTAGTTTGAATGTACAAACAAATACCATATGTCGTTGTGCATTTCACGTATGATTTTTGTCATGGTCATGTCTTCGATGTCATCGACGGTTTGGTAGATGGTGCTGTTTGTTGCACGCTTCATGGCACGCATAGCGGATTCAGGTGTACGACGTACGACATAGATACCGTTCTTCTTGAGGTACGCACAAACGTGGTCATTGACCCCATCACGCACGAATACAATACCTACTTTACCTTTGAAAGCATCAACAATCTCTTTGGCTCTTGAAATCAAATCAGCCTTACCCGCCGACTTGTACGTGCTGTATGACTGTGCATCGAGTTGCACTTGCACGTTCTCTTCGTTCTTTTCAACGTCAAGGCCAGTATTGATGAGCATCATGTGAAAGTAGTCGCTTGCATCGTACTCGTTTTCAATCACGAAGTCTTTGCTCACGATGACACCGTTGAACAAGTATGAGTCATTGACCGAGCCACCCGGAAACGATACCACACGTACAGACTTTGCGTCACCCGCTTGCTCAACAGCCGATACGCATAGTTCGGCTACTTGGTCAAGCGAGTGCTCAAGGGTCTTACCAGTGATTGCTGTCTTAGCAACAGACAGTGTTTCATCACGTCCTTCGGCAAGCATTGTAATTTCATCTTGCAAGTACTTGGTTGCCATTTGCGAAGCCTCGTGATACCCACGACAAATCACATTCGGGTGCAAGCCCTTAGCAAACAAGGACTCGGTATGCCCAAGCAATGCTCCTGAAAGTACGACTGTACTTGTTGTTCCGTCGTAACATAGGTTCTCTTGTGTCTTTGCTACTTCGGCAATCATCTTACCACCCGGATGCGACACATCGACTTCACGGAGGATGGTAGCCCCGTCATTCGTTACGATGACGTTGCCGTGTCCATCGACCAACATCTTGTCCATACCCATCGGTCCAAGCGTAGATTTGACGGTTTCAGCAATCGTCCTTGCCGCCCGTATGTTCATCGCCTGTGCATTCGTTCTTGTTTGTTCTGTATCTTTCTTCAATTCCAGTTCACCTCAACTTCAATTATTTGTCCCGTATCAACAGCACGAGAACGTACATAGCCTTCGCTCTTGCCGAAACTGTAGAGGTCGTAAGTAAGCCGAGCATCGCTCAAGCAGTACTTCGCCACCTCGTCGTATCGTCCGTTCCTCCAAGCCGTAGGCGCATCTTCGCTGTTCATTAACTTACTGTCGCCCAACGTGTGTTTGACAAGGGAATTTAGGTCGGTCATCACTTTCTGTTGTGATAGGGATGCCTTGTTCACGAGATTCTTTGTGTCGATGACACTATTGCTTTTGAGCATGTCACCTGCTGTCCAACAGTCCAGTGCATCTCGTAGCACTGGTAGGTCAAAGGACTTGATGTTATGACCGATAATTGAGCCACCTTTCTCTACGTGGTCGGATAAATCATCACCGAGTGTGCGTGGGTGTAAGGCTTTGACTGTAGCATCAATCGAAAGGGATTTGTTGCAGTATACATTACCACTATCACCATTCCATGTAGCCACGACTGTGGGCTCAAATGAAGCCGTTTTGTCCCAACCACCTATCTCCCAAGAGAAATTGCCAGTTTCAATATCCAGTGCCATTACATCGCTCATTACTTCTCACCCTTACGTCGATAGTACATTCGTCCGTTGCTCTTTTTGCGGTTGAATAGTTTAGGTCCGTAATCTTTGAAGTGACGTTGAACAGTACTCTTGCTCACTCCTGTTTGCGCCATGTACTGATTCCATATGCTCGATTGCATCCGCCAACCGTCACCATGACCATCCAACTCATATCCCGCACATTCGCCATACGCCTTAAGCATATCATCTTGCAACTTGCCTTCCTTTGCCTTGTTGCCACCAATTTCAACAGAATCCTCAAGCCATGCAATGAGGTTTTGGAAGAGGTCGAAAAGAATCTCATGTGCCATGTCTACGTGTTGGGGAGTGACTTCCCACTTGTTGTCAAGCAAAGCCATGTGTACTGAAAAGATACCAAGATAGTTCTCAACCGCAGGTGTGAAGGATGCTACGATTTCAGACATTGCCGCATCCATGTTGCGTAGGAGGTCATATATCTCATCAGACGCTTGATACAGTGCAGTTTCATAGTCACTTGAAGCAGTAAACATCTCCCACATCTTTTCTTGTACGAGGTCTTCTTTCTCATCATTCGTCATCACATCCCAAGTTGTGAATTTAATTTCACCCATGTTGAGAAGGCGGTCACGTATACGCTTCTCGGTCGTTATGAAATAATCATAGATGTCGTCCTTTGTATATTCGACTTGTTTTGGTTTACGGAAGAATGTACCCAGTCGAGTATTGCTCACCTCTTGACGCATGTCCATATCCCAGTGCGCCCAGTACAGCAATACACGTTGAAAGATACCCTTCGTCAAGACATACTCCTTGACACCCTTTGGTGGGTACGTTGTAATCCATAGCGACACCAGTGAAGGACACTCAATCTTGTTGCCCTTCATGTGCTTCACGAGTACGTTGTTTCCGCTACCCACAGGATTACAGGCGGTTTGAAGATACAGAACAGTTTCTTGACTGTGCTTGTTTGGAGTAAGAAGAATAGAACCTTCATCAAAGTTGATACCCTTGCGCCCTGCAAGAAGCCCTTCGACTGTTTCAACCTCACTTGTTGGCTTA